CCACCGGACCGACCGGACCCACAGGACCGACCGGACCCACAGGACCCACTGGACCCACTGGACCCACTGGACCCACCGGACCAACAGGACCCACTGGACCTACTGGACCTGCAGGACCTGCAGATTGTCAATTTGTATCTTACAACACTGGTAGTATATCATCAACCACTTCAGCCACAATAACGTTATCAAATTGGGATTTAAATAATTATGATTATTATCTTAACTTTGAAGTCAAAAATATTACATATAATAAGAATATTTTTCTTAATTTTAACCAAGCAACAAATCCATTCAATGCAACTCATCAATACTATCCAACATCAGGAACAGGAACAGTTGGAGTAAATAATTATGTTACTTCAACTGGAACGCTAATAAGTGATGGAGGCACACCTAGAATTATATTTTCCCCAAACCACGGTGATTTTTTTATATCAAATTGTAATGTTACTTATAAAATGTCAGGATTGCAAGATAAAATATCAACATTACAACAAATTGGAGAACCTGTTTATACACATGGTGAAGGTGTATACAGCGGTGCTACCTATTATGGTGGAAGAGGAACAGGCAATAGTTTAGCTAATTGGGTAGGATGTGATTACCGAACAATATGGGGTCAAATCAATACTTTATATGTTCGTTATTACTTACCAGACAATAACCAAACATGGGGTCCAGTTGATCTTAGAATATCAAGTTCGGACAATCTCAATACAAATACATATCTTTTAACTGTATATCGTATGAAACGTAAATAATTTTATTGATAAAAATATATATTAATAGTATTAAAATGTCAGTAACGGAAATGAATACTACAAACGGATTTTTAGTTCACATATTCCCTATTCAAATTATTTTGAATAAATATGCAACATTTGTTGCCATGATTTTTCGTCCAGATGGACTACATCGCGCTAACTTTTTACTAGAAGGAGATGACTATAATAACTGGGGAAATGATGATAATTACATCAGAAATTATATTTGTAGCAAAGAAACATATTTAGGAAGTCCTGTTTAAACGTAAAACATATATAAACATAAACTTTATTAATCATTATACAATTTCCATTTATTTAAAGAAATCATTTACCTTCATTGTGTAATGACTACTTCATATCAATCGATTACGCGTGCTGCTGAGCATCCACAACTCCTCGAAGGTTTGAATAATGCGATTGCAGAATATCATCTCATCGAGGGTGGTTCATTTCAAATTAAGGCCCAAGTTGACCGTCTTCGTGAGCTCGTCGCCAAACGTCAACCCAAATCCATTATGGAGATCGGTTTCAACGGTGGACATTCTGCCTTGTTATTTCTTTCGATTACACCTCCTGACACCAAGATTGTTAGTTTTGATTTAGGGGAGTATGCGTATGTGTTTGCAGCAAAGCGTTACATTGACTCGGTTTTTCCTGGGAGACACACACTCGTAACGGGTGATAGCACAACCACAATCCCCAATTATGAAGAGCAGATAGCACACCGACTCAAAAATGTAGCAACCGCACCACCCTTGAAATTTGATTTTATTTTCATTGACGGTGGACACCAAGACGATATTCCACTAAAAGATATTCTTAACTCACAACGTCTAGCGCGAGATGACCGCACAGTAGTTGCGATTGATGATATTTGCCGTAGTCAAGCGCGTCATGCACATTATACTGTAGAGCCAACGAAAGCATGGGACCAAATGGTGGTGACTGGTGTCATTACAGAACATGGTTTCGATGATTATTATGAAATTATGACGAGTGAAAACAATTCTGAGGCGCAAAGCTGTAAAGCAAGAGGTATGGCGTGGGGGCAATATTCATTGCTTCCAGGTGCGGATGAGGAGGGCGGTTCTTCCGCAGAAGGAGACGCCGTGGTCGCTGCTGCAAAAGCAGATCCGACACCCGCATTCAAGAAACTTCGTTACAATTACTATCAAAACAGTTGTAAATACATGGATCGAAACCAGATGCTCCAAGAAATTCATAATCAGCATCATCATACAAAGGAATTGGAGAAATTAATCGCAGTCGCAGACATGTATCTTGAGTATTTTCCTACTTACAATAAACGTGACAGTAACTTTGTGAAGTTTTACAGGGCATGCGCGAATTTCACGATTAACCCATTGTTGGCGACTAAACAGTTTGAAGAAATCGTAGATACGCCATCACCACCGCCGAATGATGCGAATGGTGTCAACAACAGTGAATCCGAACTTCCTGATAGTATCAAAAATGCGTCAATTGCGAATATAGGAATGTTGTATGGCGAAGACCCTTGTTCAAGTATTCCAAAGATCATCCATCTTCTTTATTTCGGGGAGACTGAATTCTACAATTTCCATCATCGTTGCGTGCATTCCATGTTACAATATATGCCAGACTATGAAATTCGAATCTATAATGCGAAAGAACCTGTTGGAAATGCGTTTTGGGACGATATCAAACAGAACAAGCGCGTAAGTATCCATAAGATGGATCCGCCTGTGTTTTTTGATGGTTTCGAATTAAAACATTTTCAGTATAAGGCCGACGTTGTTCGTCTCGAGCTTTTATACGAACATGGTGGTGTTTATTTGGACCTGGATATGCTCATTACGCGTCCATTTCACGAAGTATTTGCATCGAACCATTCCTTTTATATCAGTGAAGAGCGTTCAAACGGTGCAGGAAATGGTGCATTAATCAACGCATTCTTGGCAGCAAAACCGAAGAACGAATTTGTGAAGTTATGGTTGAACGAGTTTAAATCGGGACTTCGACTTGGAATATGGGCAACACATATTCGCGACTCCAATAAGAAGCTTCTAGTGGATCACCCGCATTATATCCATAAGTATCGTATTCGAATCTTGGACGGAAAGCATTTTATGGCGCTTCACTGGCAGGATACGGTTGCATTTATTCGTTCGGAGACCACGCCACATGAATTTCTACCGGAGTCCTATGGAACGCATCTTTGGGAGACAATACTCGGTGATGTTATGAAGAAGAACGAGTTTCTCCATAAGCAAAAGATGGAATTGACTGTATATAATTCTAGAACGTCGCCTTTTTACGCCGGAAAGGATAGAGACGCTGTATTGGCAACCGCAGCAGCCATGTCAGCCTCACTACATGGTAAGAACCAGAATACAACGTATGATGATGCAGTGGATGACGATCTTACAATATATCCTGAATATTACCACAACTACCGGAATGATCAATATGTAGATAAGTATATTACAAAAGGAAAGCATTGTGGATACTTCATCGAAATTGGTGCAGGAGACGGAGAAACTAACTCTTCATGTTACTTTTTCGAGAGATATCGCGAATGGCGTGGAGTAGCAGTAGAACCTGCTCGCGTATACCATGACAAACTTCATGGACGTCGCGTATCATGGATAGCAGCTGCAGTGAGTAATGTTACTTCATCTATTACAAACGGTAGTGGTCGTGGCGCCATTTTCTATGAGTCTGCCAAACCAGAATTAAGCGGATTGAAAGGCGTACTCGAAAATAACAAGGAAGGTGGAGAATGGACCCGAACGGTTATGAAGTCATACAAGGTGGATACAATTACACTTTACGATATGTGCTGCCAACAATCCGCACCGGACCGTATTGATTATTGTGCGATCGATTGTGAAGGTGGTGAATACGAAATTCTCTCGACATACTTTGAAGAAAACCAGGCAACCGCGACCGCTGGCGACAATGAAGTCGGCACAAATATCGGTCTGGTAGTTACAAATAAGGTGTTTCAAATCGACTTTTTCAGTATTGAAGTAACTTCTGATAAGATGTATACTAAGATTAGTGACATAATGAAAAAATATCATTACGAAGAGGTGTTCAATCCGTATCTCTCGGTGATACAACCAAAACAGGCAGCGTTGAATACGCAAAAAGCGTACTTCAAATACAAGGGAACTGAATCTACAAATTCACCATTGTTATCGGATCGTTCACTTTCGTCGATTTCGTCGGGTGCCAATGCAACTCCTCAAGCAGTTCATACTCCCCCGTCTTCCCCAGAAGTATCTCCAACGTCACCAGTCAATGCTTCGTTTCTGCTACGTCCTCCTTTTGCAGAAGAAGTCGTCGCAATTTGTTTAGAAGAGCGTCCTGATAGAACAAAATACGTAAGTAATGAGTTACTTTCTCATGGAATTCGTCATTCATTATTAATGAACAAGTTATATACGGAGGATACAAAGGTCGGATGTTTTCGTTCGCATATCAAGGCTATTCAATATGCCAATAGTAAAAATCTCTCATCCGTGTTGATTGTAGAAGATGATATTGTGATTCGCGACAACATTCAAGAACTCGCAAACCTAGCAATGCCAGATGATGGAAACTGGGACATTTTATACCTCGGTGGTATTCTCACAAAATATGACGGCATGGATGCTTCGCGAAAGTGGGTGAATGGAACGATTTGGTGTAACCATGCATATATTGTGAAACAGCACATGTTCAAACCAATCCTGGATTTCATCGAATCGTTTCCCAACCTAGCTGAATTGGAAAAGAAGAACATCGATTTTATGTATACAGAGTATATTCAACCCAAGTACAAGTGCTGGTTAGCGAACGAACAATATATCATTCAAAAAGAAGGATATAGTGAGATTGATGGGCGTGTGAAGTGGGCAAATGGGTTTGATTGGAACACCTTTTCAATGAAGGTGATTTAATTGTCGGATGGAGGTGGAAGTTTCACAGTTTGAAAATCGGTGCGATGAATGTCATTCTGTGCATGACTCGGTTCACGCACCATTTCAAATCCTGCTTGATAAAATGGATGCGGGAAACGGTCATATGCATCGATATAACCGCGAAAATCCATTTCAAGTAACCACATGTCGAGAGGCGTTTTCATAAAAAGTGCTGTATCTGATTCTACAGCTTCTAATAGTCGTTTCGCACCGCGTTTACTTACGAGGTATGCACCCGCGGTGCGAAATAGTGGTGTAAACCAAACATTCTGAGTTCCATGGATGACTGCTGGTGTACGATTTCGGCGCTGATAGATTCCGAATGTAGTTGCTGGAATCGTTGTTCGAGAGATTGGATCGGTGGTATGAAAATAACGGTCGAGAGATTCTTTTCGTGGAGATTGAAATGGAAAATAAGGTGGTGTCGACCCATCGATATCGTAGTCGGGTGTCCATTGGCCTCCGACATACATGACATCCCAACGCGGGTTCGTTGCATTTAAACCAGCAAGAACACCTTTCATTTGATCCAGAGACCTTTCAGTGAACATCACGTCGTCTTCAAATACAAGTAAAATATCAGACCTTGGACGTTGAGCATGTGATTTCCAGAGCGAATAATGACTTAATGAACATCCAACTTCACCGAGAACACGGGATTTATCGCGGATTGTATCCAATAAATCAGGAAACTCGAAATAATGTTGCGAGAGATTGAGCCCGTCGATCGCTGGAAAACGACGATAATAACCGCGGTCGGTAATTCTTTGTATATCATCAATTCCAGTTTTATTTGGTAATACCGAACCCAATGGCATATTGAATCCGGATATATCGAACGACATTGGTCGAAAAAGGAATGGAATATTTTTGTATAAATATGACATACGATCTGGTCTACGATCCAGATTTATCACTGCAATATCCAGTTTTTCTAACATAAGTCCAACGATAATTTTTATACACCCGATAATAAACAGTATCTTCATTTCGATTTATACCATTTCATCTTATGTGCGAAACACTCCCTATTTTGGTTTTTATATCCATTTATAATATCGACTGACATTCTCTTTTATTTAGGAAAACGATTTAAGCCATTATCTATTATTTGAAATACGCATACGGTCTGAAAAAACTCACCTGAATTATCGTCAAATATTATTCCATTCCATTCTATTATGTCAACTACCATTGAACCGTCTGTTACCACCATTGAACAGCCGGTAACTACATCTCCAGTGACTGCTTCTCCTGCATTAAAACCAGTTGTTGTCGAACCATTATTAGAAGAAGACCAAAACCGGTTTGTCTTATTTCCAATCAAAGACCATACAATATGGAACATGTATAAAAAGCAAGTGGATTGCTTCTGGCGTGCAGAAGAAGTCGACCTGACCAAAGATGTCGTGCACTGGAATTCACTTCATGATGACGAGAGATATTTTATATCAATGATTCTCGCTTTTTTCGCAGCCAGTGATGGAATCGTCATGGAGAATCTGGCGCAACGATTTATGAGTGAAGTGCAACTGGCCGAAGCTCGCGCCTTTTACGGATTTCAGATTGCCATGGAGAATATTCATTCACAGATGTATAGTATTCTTATTGATACATACATCAAGGATACTATAGAAAAAGACCGTTTATTCAACGCGATCCAGACGTTTCCCTGTATCAAGAAGAAAGCCGACTGGGCGTTGAAATGGATTGGAGACAAACGCAGCACATTTCAGACGCGTCTTGTTGCGTTTGCATGTGTTGAAGGGATTTTCTTTTCTGGCGCGTTTTGTTCCATTTATTGGTTGAAGAAGCGCGGGCTTATGCCGGGCTTGACATTTAGTAATGAACTCATCTCTCGTGACGAGGCACTTCATACGGAGTTTGCCGTCTTATTGTATACGAAGATGGTGAAGAAGATTCAACGTCATCGTGTTTACGAAATCGTGAAAGATGCAGTTGAAATCGAGAAGGAGTTTATTTCAGAAGCGCTTCCATGCCGTTTGATTGGAATGAATGCGAAATTAATGTGTCAATATATCGAATTTGTCGCAGACCGATTGGTGCTTCAACTCGGTTATGATAAAATCTATAATGCAACGAACCCTTTTGATTTTATGGAAATGATTAGTCTTGCAGGTAAGACGAATTTCTTCGAGCGTAGGGTGGGTGAGTATGCTCTAGCAGAAAAGAAAGTTGCTGATACAGTCTTTGAATTTAATGCTGATTTTTAGGTGCAGAGTAGTCAATGATAAGTAACACGGCGACCTACATGAACAATGCCCTCATACCAAATCGTCGCTGCGCCTGTAAACCGGTAGTTGGGGTCGGCATCATGGACCTATTATTTCCCATTCCCATATTCCCCATTTGTCTAGGAATAGGAACTGGTGGCGCTACAGGTTTTGGTAGTGGTACGGCGTACTGATTTTTTAGTTGTTGAATATTTTGAACTGCCTTCAAAGGTGAAACCTTGATATTTGTTAGTTTATCTAGTGTTTCTTCTTCAAAATGAAGTTGTGAATACGATAGATATGAATCAAATGTGAAAACATCGATCATATGAGTATCTTCGTAGATTTTAAAGTCAAGATTTGTTATTTTATTTATTCCATCTTGATTATTTGGAAGTAATGATGTGGCCATTTCATCACGACAAATAAGGCGTTTTAATCCATCTGCAAATTGAAGAATATTCTGGTTTCCTAATTCAAAAAAATTACTTCGGTCAATTACAAGACCGAAGTTTTTGACGCGTTGTTGAATCAAGTTGTCTTCGCCACCCCACGCCCAGAAATTAGGGAATCCGTTGATTCTCTCGAAATCCACACCGCGAATTGAAAAAATACCACCAAGTGCAAAACGAAATCCGTAGAAATGTTTGACCACTCCAAAATCAGTATAATAATTCAATACATTTTTGTCATATGGGAGAGTATCAACATCGTTGAATATGAATATGATGTTTTTGTAGTCGTTAGGATATTTGTCCTTCAATGCTAAAAACCCGATATTCTTCATTCCACCACGGTTGAATGGACGTTTGTCTGCTTGATGAATAAAAAAGTAGGTCCAGTCTTCCGGAGGGACATCCGCCATCACTTTATGAATGTATGTACTAAAAAATACTCGATGTGGTTCACGATCACGATACGGAACAATAAAGACGAATTTTGGAACAACCGGATTCATCAGTAGTATTATGATAAATGGTATAATATCATAATACAATAAAATAATGACATTGTAACGCTAGATTATTTATCAATAATTATTTATGGAGTCGTTGTCGCTACCGCCGCCGTTACAGCGATGGGTTGTGGTGCATACTTTGCAAGGATCATTTTTGGGATGAGTTTATCGCGCATGTCATATAATTTCTTGTAACATTTGTTGATGGTAACTTCGCTCATATCACTCACACGGTTCACATCCTTTTTCGTGATGGAAAGATGACACATACACGCAACGAAGTAAATAATTCCGGATGCGATACTGTGCGGAGTGTTCTCGGGAATCAAGTTTTGTTTCTCAATCATCACAGCGATAAACTGACACAATTTGGTTAATTCGTCGTTGATTGCGAGACGACTGCAATATCTCTCGATAAATGCTTCTGGCTTCGTCTTACAGAAGTTCGTTTTCTCTGAATTGTCTAAATTGGATTCAAGTTCATTGATGATGCTTACTGCATTCTTGCATCCTTTGGTAGCACTAGTATTGTCCAAATTGAAGATACTTGCGATTTCTTTTGGTGTGCGCGGACAGTTATGTATTTTGCATGCGATGTAAATCGATGCACCAACTACACCATCACGATTAAGACTACGGAATGTTTTGTGTTCGGAGATTCGTTTGTGCACACGAAGTGCTTCGTCGATGATCATCTTGGAAATCCCCTTGTTTTGTGCAAGAGTAGTGATTTTCTGGAACATATCATATTGCGCCTTCTCTCGATACGGCATGGACTGCCACTCGGTATAACGTCGGATCTTCAACATGTCTTGAGAATAAGAACCGCCTTCGCACATGACTTTACAACCATACGACGACTCTTTGAGAAGTGGATTCACCGGCATTCCGCAACGAGTGGGGTCGTTATTTTGATTGTCATCTGCGCCATAATAACGCCATTCCGCGCTTTGATCGAGAGATTCATCCTTGTATAGAATGCTACACGCAGGGTTTTTGCATGTAAGAAATCCGTCATCGGTGAGAACAACTTCGCTGGAACATACTTCGCAATTCTCTCGGATACCCGACTTACGATAGAGGCATTCCACATTGATATTTGGTTTAATGAAGAGTGCTGATATCTTTTTGGATACATAGTGCTGATTATTAGTTTCGCATTCAATCGGTATTTTTGAATCTGAGGTAATGGTTGTTTGAACTGGATTCAATGACATTTGTTTTGGCGAATTTTGAATAACATCTGGTAAATTCATCTTTTGTTCTTCGAGTAACTCTGGCGTGAAATCTTGTTCTATTTTTGCCCATATACTCTCATCATGAAGTGATCGCTTGTTTCGTTTGGTTTCATGAACCTTTGTTACTGAAGAATGATGGTGACCGTTCCCTGAGGTCCGATAATGACGTGTCATTGCGAATGAAGATGCTGGCGAGTATGATGAAGATGATGGTGTTTGAATTGTGGGTATAAACACACCATGACACGAATTTAAGTTGGAAAGCATGATTGAAACGGGTAACTGTAGAACTTTATGTGTTTGGTTGTGTTTATCCACTCTTTAAATAAAATATATACTGATATCTTTATATCAATTTTATCGTTTTGGATTCTGCCGCGTCTGCCATGAATGAATTATAATCTATGATAATAACAAGGAAACTGAATCCATATGGGTAACAATGTATCAATATCATCCTCTTCAAATATGGACGAGTTACGAGAGATGGCGCTTAAATTAGATTTGTATGCACAACGTATTATTTTGAAAGAAGTCAAATTCAATTCAACACTAGGGGATAGTGGCAAATGTGAAAAGTTGATTATCATAACTAGTGAAGTGTTGAATCGTCTACCGTTTCGTCTGATATCATATATGGATCGCCGTCATAAGTTATTTTCAGAAAAATATGAACCGATAAACGCAATGGACCGTGCTCTTCTTATTAATACGAACCCCGAAATTCTAAAAGAAAGCAAACTGGATGAACAAAACGTATTTAGAAAAAGACAAATGTGTGTTGGAATTGCGCGATTTTATGTGCAAATCGGTAACTTATTCAATGCGATTATGTCAACGATGCGACCCTATAATTACGAATATCTACAAAAAAATATGCCAGATAATTTTTACGATATGTTGACATTTGGACTGCTTGATGGGCCGGATGTTCGAAACAAAGAAAAATCAAAATACGAAACATATAGTATGGCCGGTTTTACACGCAGACAAAATGATGTGAAAGAAAAGTTGAAACGAATGATGATTGCTGGTCAAGGAGATATGAAAATTACACCAGGAAGCGGTATTTGCTCTATTAATAATGATATGAAAGCAATTAAAACAACACCAATGTCGATGACAACAAGCGCATCAACTACATCTCAGAATAAGATAAAACCGTCGATTTTTGCAATGTTGGAAGAATTGTATTTCGATATTTTTCATAATGCTTCTGAAGTGAATACAAACACACCCCAATTTATCGCAATGAGTGAACGAATGAAAAATAAAATATACTTGCGTGATGTTCGCGAAATATACCGAATTGTTACAGGTGGAAAAGAACCTGGTGAAGATATTCGAACATTTGCTGACGTTTCACAGTATATTAACGATAACAATATAATAAACCAGTGGTGCGAAAAAAACCGTAATTTGGAGATTAATGTCAACGATGCGATGCGATACAACCCAGTTTTTGTGAAATATGTGAATCATATTCAGTTGATGAATTATAAAATTACAAAACATCGGAAAGGAATCGTGAAACTATTAGACCGGGTATTCGTCATTATGAAACAAAATGAAGATGTACTACATGAAATCGAAGAAGACTGGGCAAAAGGTAACTTCAAACGAAATTTAGGGTTTGAACAGGATGACCAATATTCACGTGACTTTTTTCGCCTGAACCTGAAATATAATTTTTTTATCAACCCGAACCTCACTGACGCCGATTTACAATTAATCACAAATGAAGCAAGAACTCGAATTGTGCGGTTGTATGCAGAAAGTTACCGGTTTTTCTTAGCTGGTTTTCAAATTCTGCAAGAGTTACAGGAGACACTCGGATTAGAAGCAATCGTTCAAACAAAAGAAATGGCGAAAAAGGAAACCGAAAATCTGATGTCAAATGCAAACAACAATAATAACAACGATAAAATGAAGAAATTTGATCCATGGGCGCACCGAATTTTACCGCAACACCGGGAATTTTCCGATGAGATATACAGCGAAATCAAAGAAGGTAATATTGCTAAGAAGTATCGTGATATTTATACGAATCTATATAATACAGCAAATACGACAAATGACTCAGCTGTAAAATCAAATATGACGAATAGTTTAAAAACATTGAACGCATATATGGTGAATAATATATTGAAAAATCCGTCAGATATCAATGATGAAATCCGAAATAATATATTGGCTGAAATGGACAAATATATTCCAGCAAAGAATGACGGTAAAAATGCAGGATCTGTATCTCCCAATCAAGAAGTATTACAGGCTTCCGCATAATAAACTACTGAAGTCGATTCTCTAATTTTTGAAAATACTCCTGATTGTAAACTAGGTTTCCAGTAGGACGATAAGTATCAGTCGGTTTGTATTCCTTTTTGTCTCCTCCGGTTGCTGCAGCCGCACCACCATTCGCACCAGGTTCGCCACGTTGGTTGTATAGTAGTGTGTTCGCATCTTCAGGTGTTTGCGGAATACCATTTCCAATACGACCAGCACCAATTCCGGTACCGTCATTGTATTTTATGACCTTTCCTTCTGCGTCATATAATATCGGACGACCAAACTCGTCAATTGCTGTTCCGGTTTTCTTTTTGAATTCAGTCCGAACATAATTTGGAACGTAATGGTGCCATGATATAAGCAACAAATTCGGATGGGTATACCTCACCATAAAGTTATTCTCTTGTAATTTATCTACGATATACGCAATACACCCTGCATGATCATAATTTGCAACACCAAGAATGATTTCAGGCACAACATACCAGCAAAATTGTTGGTTACATTTCTGACGTGATGTCAATTTGATTTTTTCATGTATTCGTGTAAGTATTTTGTTGTAGGTGAAAAGTTTGTTTTTGTCTTGCTCTTTCTTTTTCTCATACAACTCATCTAAATTGATTTTTTCGACGTTTTCAACATTATCACCTGCAAATTTAAATAAATCGTCCATGTTTATTTTTCTGCGTAGTAGTGTATGGTATGTAATCACTATAGAAAATAATGAACTTTTGAATACGCAAACAATAATAAATAAATCGTTTGATTATCTTTATAAAACTACTAACAAATAATAAACCCGTGAATAAAACGCAATGACGGAAACAGAATCAACGATTAAGCATATTGTTATTTCATCTGGTGGACCGGCTGGTCATATGATGTATAGTGTTCTTCGCACATTAAATATCAAAGGAATATGGAATATGAAAGATATCAAAACCATCTATGGCTCTTCCATTGGGTCTTATATCGCCATCATCCTAGCATTACGTTATGAATGGGAGGTTATGGACGATTATCTAATCAAGCGTCCTTGGGATAAGATTTTTATGTCATCGTCGTCGAATGGTTCTTCCTCAAGTAATATCGATTTCAAAGAACATTTATCCGGTTCATCGATTGCAGATGCTAAAAACAAATTAGAACATATCTTCAAACTATACAATAATCAT